CATTCCTGACAGCGAGCACCACCTCTGTCGCATCACCTTAACCAGCTATATGCCAGTAAGTTTATTCAGTCACACCCGACGTAAGCGTCCTTACTCTGTAAGTATAACAGACTCATCACACTGTGTCAACCCCTTATGAAAATTAATATGTATTGCCTCAATAAAGACAAGAGACCCTACGATAATTAGATTACATACGGTTAGAGGATGTCTAAGATATTTCATATACTTTTCTTTTCTGCTTCTCAGGGACAATTTTTGTCAAGCGAATAGCAAGTAGTCCGTCTTTGTATGTGACGTCACCTACCTCAACATCATCTGAGATGTTGAAACTCCTAGAGAATGCTCTCTTCGCTACACCTCTATGTATGAATTCATCCTCAGAGTCTTTTTCTGATTTAGACTTCACACATAAGACGTTTGTCTCTGTGCTGATTTCTATTTCGTCTCTACTCCATCCTGCTAGTGCCATCTCTACCCTCCACTTTGTATCCGATTCTTTTACCACGTTGTATGGTGGATACTGTGGGGCGACTTGTCCGTAGGATAGCATCCTATTAAATAAGTCATCGTAACCAACGCTGTATGTAGAAACAGCATCGAAAATTTTGTCCAAGTCTTTGGACGTATACCTTGAAAGTGTCATAGTTCTCCTTAGTAAGCGAGTTAATTGTGTCCCCGAAGGCGACACTACTATTTAACCATGAAGTAATATAACTGCCTAGAGCACTAACCGTACCTATTGTTACAGAAATCCGTAATAATTACTATGCTAAATAGGCTTAGGATAATATTTGGTAAACCCAAAATGAAAAAAGCATTAGTCTTTTTTGGTATGGTTGGATTGCTAAGTCCTTTGGCAGCACGTGCTGACATCACACACAAACTTCAAAGTAGTGTGCAGTTGACAGTGAATGCTCCCGCCACACAGGTACAACGTATAGGCACATCATATGCTGTGTCAGGTAACAACGTTACCACTACGTATACACCTGACGGTGGTAGTGCGACAGCATCCGTAGGAGCTTTGACAATAGCGTCAGGTGTTGGCTCGATTCCAACATTGTCAGCATCAGTAGCAACAGCAGGGGAAAGTTTCAGCTTTGCTCAGTCATTCACCCAAGGTGATGCACTTGCTACAAGCGCACCCACAGTAGGTGCTGTCAGTATGTTTAGTGACCAAACAAGTACTGCTGCAGGAACCGTAGGTAACTTAGCAGGTACTATTGACTCATCAGGCACTATCACAGTGGCAGCTGGTGGAGCAGGCACAGTAGCTGTAGGACAATTTAGTAGCGAATTCAGTTTTAGATAGTAATGTTGAAGAAGGTAGCGATAGGCATGTTACTTCTGTGTAGCAGTGCTGCACAAGCAGTGCCTGTCGTACCAAACTTCCAACAAGGACAGATGACGTCTCACACTGAGACAACTTCTGAGACCGTTGAGACAATCAACAGCTATGATTATAACTCAGGCTATACCTACAGTATCAGTGGGCATGGTGTAAGACCCCAAGACAATGGGGATATCTTACCTAGTAGTTTAGACTCTACTACCAATACTATTAACGGAGTGACTTCGACATGGACTGGTTTAGACCTTTCAGCAACAAACAAACCAAATTGGGTTCAAGCAACCCCAGGAGGAAACTTCTCGATGATGGAAAATTACAGAGCCCCAGGTCTGCAGAATCACACCATCATACAGAGAACAACCACCATACAAAGCGTAACAGATACCACAAGTATCTTTACCCAGTAATTGCTTTAGTAATGGCGACACCTGTTAATGCCGAGACTGTCGGAGGTGTCAGTGCGACTGCAAATCCAATCGCCAATTCTTCAGGCTCAGTCACCAATCAAGCTATACAAGTTTTACAAGGTCCGTATATCCAAAATGGGTATGGAGATGGTATAGTATGTCAAGGACCTACCCTCAATTTTACCCCCTATGTTACACGAAGTACTTCTTGGCAGTTCCCCTATGAGAGTTGGTATGCTGATCCTGTATATAATATGCTTGACCTCGTCGGTGACACTGACGCTTCTGGCAACGCTATTCCAGATGGGATTCCTGACAACCCAGGAGAAATCCTCTACTACAGAGACGTAAGGACTGGACAGAAAGATAACTATAACTGGAATGCAGGATTCTCTGCAACTATATCTTGGCCACTAGATAGGAAAGCACAAGACCTTTGTAAACAAGCAGCAGAAAGTCATAATGCTCTGCGTGCACAGATGGTATCCAATAGAAGATTAGAATTTGAGCTCACAAGATTATCTAAATGTGGTGAGCTAGCACAGAAAGGTATTATATTTCATCCAAAGTCACCATATCATGCGATATGTGCTGACGTAGTAGCAAACACACAGATATTACAGTCCACTCCACATAAACACTCTATACCTAGTAAAGATTCTTCATTATTAAAAGAAATATCTATAGGTAATAATTAATTTTTCTTTTTCTTTTTAGGACGTTTGAAGGGAGGTAGTCCTTTTTTCTCACGATACTCATTACACTGTATCTCATTACGACTTAACTTAGGAGGTTCTTTACCAAACTTCTTTTGTATAGTCGTAGTGAGTTTTTTAATGACTGGTTTTATAACTCTCAATAATAATGGTGTTGCAGCAGCAGATGCTGTAGCTACCACTGCGATAGTTGCTGTTACGCTGACCTGATTTGTAGAGGGAAGATATTTCTCAGCAACAGTAGTGTCCTCATACAATACCACACATTGACCATCTCTAACTTCATGACCTGTGACTCTTTCTTCACCATTCTGAGTTAAATCACCTACTCTAGGTTGATTAGGTGCAGGACACTCAATCTCTTTATCAGTGTTTGGTATTGGTGGAACCTCTGGTGTCTCTAATTCTGGTGTAGGAGGTGGCTCTAACTTAGGTGCTTCTACAGGTGGTGCAACATACTCTAACTCATCAGGATTGTAGTCTATAGGATCAAAGGATGGCATTCCTGCATCACAGAAGACTTGGACTTTATCTGGGTCGTCTTTCTTTAGTTGCTCTCTGTTTGATTCATGTGCAGTAACACAACCTGGGTATTGTATAACAGGGACACCTACTTGTTGTGTAATAGGTACAAGAGGAAATGGCACAACTGGCTCAGACTGTAACCAGTTAGGTGTGTATATGTTAGGCACAGTCTGTGTGCTAGTCTGTGGTATTATAATCGAAGGAATTTCCATAGGTCGCTATCAATACAACTCTACGTTTTTTCTTTGGCATCTTATGATAATGTATGCCAGAGAATGTAGCGATGTCATCTTCAAGAGGAGGTTTAGGTTTACTACCTTTGACATATGTCTCACCTCCTGCATCAGTCAAATATACAATTAAGTTTTGATGCGGGAAGTCATGGTCAGTATGTGCGGCTGTGTACCCTTTGCCTGCGTCAACTGCATTAGCATTCATTCTGTATATTATATCTATCGGTCTATTATTATACTCAAATATTTGTTGTATTACTGTGTGAAATAGGTCAACATATTCTGACCGTACAGCAGGAAAGAGAGACTTTGGATTAGGTCTCTCTAGAAATACGTGTGAATAGAAGTAGAAGTCATCCCTTTGATTCTTCTCATGAAACCAAGGAAAGTCACTACCTAATACTAAGTTTTTTAACTGATAATATTCATCAGTCAGTGGATTCTTTAGTAGATTCATCACACGCATCATTAAATTCGGTTGCTAGTTGTCCACCAATTTTTGCACCTTGGTCAGCACCACCTAGTGCTAATAAACCGCCCAAGACAGGTCCTACAAATGGTATACCAGAGACAGCAGGAGCTGCAGCAGCACCCATACTAGCACCTACCACTCTTCCTGTCGATGCTCCACCACCTTCCGCCTTTATACACGCTACATTTACTGCTTGGGCTGCTGTCTTTCCCACAGCACCTAGACCTGTATGTGTAGCACCATCCATAGTGTATTCCTCTGCCAATGCTTTATCGTATCTTTTAAACAGACCCTTTTCCTTTATGGTAGTAGTCTTATACATGGTCTTAGGGTCGTTAGCTTGGTAACTCATCTTGTAACCATCCTTTGAAGTAGATATAGCAAAGGAAGTATAAGGTCCTACAGGTGGAAGGTTAGGTCCTGTCTTTCTAGACGCAATGATACCTATCATCCCTAGATGGGAGATACCTACAAGAGCACCTAGACTAATACCAAACCACTTATTCATTTTAGAAACCTAGTGGTTTAATAGGTAATGCAGGTCCTGTTGCATCAGGTAAAGACTTCATGATACCTCCACCGATATCAGGCATAACTGCTTCCATTACCTTACCTTTGATGCTATCGACAATAGCATCCTTTCTGATGAATACATATCCACCAATACCGACTACTCCTAGTGCTACTACACCAGAAAAGATAGCGATTCCATTAATAATTTTTTGCATGATTACTTAGTGTCAGGGACAATTTTTACAGGACCTGATTCAATCCTGATAGTTTGTGCAGGGGCAGTCTCAGATGCCTTAGCGATAAGAAACTCCATATCTTTTTTAGATATGTTGGCACTGCCAGGTTCACTATCACCTTTCTTTTTCTTACCTCCCGCTTGGACGCCAAAAGTAGCTAGCGTTCCTGTGAAGACCGAAGCTATGAAAGTTGGGTCAATCTTTTCTCCTGCGTCGTAGCCTGGTATCTTAACGTAATTCAAAGTTAAAATTCCTGCGGACCACACGAGGACTATCACTCTTATGAGTGTTGCTAAGTATTGCAGTTGCTCTTCTTTATCATCAACTGCTTCTTTAAGTTTACCTAAAGGACCCTTAGGTTTCTCTTTTACTGATGATGTCATTCTGATTCACCCTGAGTTTTCTTTTTACCAATATTGTATTTGGATTCCAAAGTCCACTCCCCTTTGTCTTTG